AGAGTTTGGATATCCCCACCCTGTGACGAGAATGATTCAAACAGTGGTATCAATTATTACCGATAAAGAAAAGGGTGTAAGATATACAAACTTTGACACGCAGAAGATGGTTGAAATTTTAACAATGATGACAGATGAGTGGGATGATGAGTGAAGATAAATTTATAGAACCTTTCAGTCCAGCAATCCTAGAACGACAAGTACCACAAAAATTTATTGATATCGTCAACAGAGTTGGTGACGAAGTGTTGAGTGATGAAACAAAATCTAGAGAGTGGGATTTTTCAGAGAACCTTGTTGGTAAAGTCAGTAAAGAGGTTCAGATACCTATAGTGGATAAGGCGGAGAAAAAATATTGTCTGGACTACATGAAAGAATCGTGCTTACTATTCTTACAAGAAATGTTAAAAAAGAATAGAACATACGAGTGGAACAAACTTACAGGGGTAGGAACGTCACAAAATTTATATCCATCACCTGAGAATATTCATCTCGCAAACAGCTGGATAGTTAGTCAATATAAGGGTGAATACAACCCATGGCACAAACACAGTGGAAACTTTTCTGCGGTCATGTATCTAAAGATACCCGAAGGTATGAATGACTTTATGGAAAAAGAGTACGATGATCATTATCCTTGTAGTGGTCTGATACAGTTTATGTATGGAGAGTCACAAGATTTTAGGAGCGACACTTTAACGTGTTTACCAGAGGTAGGAAAGATGTATTTGTTTCCATCTTGGCTAAAACACTCTGTCTATCCATTTTATTGTGAGGGAGAAAGACGCTCTTTATCTTTCAATGCATTTTTTAGGAAATAACAATGATAATACTTGATATGAACCAGATATCAGTCGCAAGTCTGATGATGAATATGCACATGGCAAAATCCGATACTGTTGACGAGGATATGGTTCGACACATGATACTAAACTCTGTTCGTATGTATCGCATGATGTTTACTGAGGAATATGGCGAGGTAGTCTTTGCTTGGGATTCCAGACACTACTGGAGAAGAGATTACTTTCCAGAATACAAACTCAATCGTAAGATGGGTCGAGAGAAAGACAGCCGAGATTGGGATCAGATATACGGTGTTCTTAACAAGATTAAAGATGAGGTCAGACTGAATCTACCATACAAATACCTAGAGGTATATGGTGCAGAAGCTGATGACATCATCGCAGTCCTGTGTAAGAAATACCAGAGTGAAAACATTGTGATTGTATCAGCTGACAAAGATTTCATACAGTTACACAAATATCCAAAAGTTAAACAGTATAGTCCCAACACCAAGAAGATGGTAAATGGGGTTGATCCAAACGTATATATAAAAGAACACGTTCTAAAAGGTGACTCTAGTGATGGAATACCGAATGTCCTATCACCAGACAACACTTTCGTAGATGGGCTACGACAGAAACCTTTAGGAAAGAAAAAGATTGGAGTAATCTTACAGACTGATTTTGACGAACTACATGATGAAGTCAAGCGAAACTATCAAAGGAATGAAAAACTCATCAACCTAGATAATGTTCCAGAGGAACTAGAATTAAAAATTCTTAACGAGTTTGATTCTGCTCCATGTGGTGATCGAAGTAAACTGTTAAATTATTTTACAACTTCAAAGTTAAAAACTTTGACTGAATCAATTGGAGAATTTTGATGCCAGAAACTACACTTTTATTTTCAGAAATACTTGACCTTGTACACAAGGCAAAAACCAAAGACAAAAAAGTAGAGATACTTAGAAAGTATAATAGCGATGCACTACGCATGGTGATTAAATCATCGTTTGACCCAAACATAGTATGGGTTATGCCAAAGGGTAATGTACCCTATACACCAAACGATGCACCAGCTGGTACAGAACATACTCGACTTGCAACCGAAGCAAAGAAACTGTATCGTTTCATTCGTGGTGGAGATAACATCACCCCACAATTCAAGAAAGAACAAATGTTTGTTCAATTGTTAGAGGGTCTACACAAAGACGAAGCTGAACTCATATGTTATGCAAAAGACAAACAGTTACATAAAATTGTTAAGGGTCTATCTGCACCTGTGGTCAGACAAGCCTTTGGTTGGGACGAGGACTTCATGCAGATTGATTTGACCGCATATCCACAGGGATCTAGGTCTGCATCTGGATTGGTGGACGAATAAAATCCTTATAAATCAATCACTTACTAGGGGGTTGACAATGCCCCCTAAAATGATCAATAATATATGTATAGTTTGGAAATGATGAGGAAAAACAATGATTATATGTAAGAAACAAACCACTGATTTACAGGAGGGTGTCCAAAATCTAATCGACACAATGGTTGAAGATTATGATAACACTGGATACGGTTGTGCAAAAGTATTTGCAGACAAGATTAGAACCACTGAAGGTAAAAAGTATATCAAGATTATCTCTGATAATTCTTGTACCGCCTTTATCGTCAAGAAAGATGACAAGAGGTTTCGTAAGGGTGATATTCTGATGTCTGCTAGTTGGAACGCACCAGCGAGGAACTCTGCAAGGGGTAACGTCCTTATAGGAAACTTCCCGATGAACTGGACTGGCCCACTTTACTTAAAATAGAACTACGAGGTAAGTTTGGTTTGCGGTGCAACCTCTCTCAACCTCATCATCAACTGCACCGCAAACAAATGCTCAGGAAACAAAATATATGATGATGATTGTGATACGTTTCTTGGGTTCTACAGTAGGGGGAACATTCGTTCCCTCTACGCCTTTCTACTATTTATCAAATAAGGGTTTTACATGAGAGAGTTAAACATTACTGGTGGTAGAAAAAAACAAAGACAAATTGTCGAGGATGCTGTCAAGTGGTCTATCAAAAAACTTAATTTACACAGAATCAGAACACTTGAATTAAACTTTTCACTCAAAAAACTTAAAACTCTATACGGACAACTAGAACAGCTAGATGATAAACGCAGAGAGTTTTCAGTTGTGTTAGACAAAAACATGAACACAGAAAACATAATTAGAACAGTGATACATGAAATGATTCATGTGAAACAATATATCAGAAAAGAAATGGATAGTGAGGTTATTGGCCAACGCATGAGATGGAAATCAAAGATGTATCCGTCTGACATTAAATACGATGATATGCCTTGGGAGAAAGAGGCAAATCGACTAGAAACTAAATATGGTAACGAATACCTAAAGGAGATTGGAATATGATAGATTGTAACATACGTCCAAAGACTGAACAGGAAAGAATCGTAGAGATACTAATGCAACTACCAAGAGATGATCGACAAGAACTCTTGAGTCTATGTGGTCTTTATCCCAAGTTTCACATGACTAATCTAAAAGATTTTCACTCTATGATGGGGAATCTAAAATGAAAAGACTAATTTTATTCTTAACAATAATTTTAATACCGATGATGGCTGTCGCTGTTATTTCAATCGGTATACCACCAGTTCAAGTTGAAAAGGTTGACACCAATGGTGATGTTGAACCAGAACCGATTCCAGAGGTTGAGGAAAAAGAATTTAAACCAATAAACGTGTTTGATGTAGAAGAAGCGAGGTGTCTCGCAGAAAACATTTATCATGAAGCAAGGAATCAAGGAACCGCTGGTTGGTTGGCAGTTGCAGCTGTTACTCTCAATCGGGTAACTGATGATCGATTTCCTGATTCAATCTGTGGTGTGGTTTTTCAATCAGAAACAAGAGAAAGTTGGAGAACAAAAGGTAAGGATGTTCCAGATATAGAAAGAGTTTACTATCCTGTGCGACATCGATGTCAGTTTAGTTGGTATTGTGATGGTAAACCAGATGACATAAATCAGTTGGGTATCTACATGGACATAATGCAGTTCACTAAGATACTGTTAACATCTAGGGTAATGATGTTTGATATAACTGATGGTGCAACATTCTATCATGCAGATTATGTCATGCCGTCTTGGGCAAAATCTAAAATTAAAACAATTGAAATAGGGGATCATATCTTTTATAGATGGAAAAGATGATATGGTTGCACACTTGATCAGAACTCCCTTCACCATGAATCCCACTTTCGCAAAGTATCCTTTTCAAAAAATGATGATGCACACGCAAAAGATTTCTACCTACGCTGATGATTATACGATAGATGAACGAATCAAGGAAGTAGCCCGTTTGGAGGATGACATTTGGTTCGAGAGTGACATTGCAAAAAAGAATGACTTAGTAAACAAGACTGCTAATACGTTAGGAATGGATCGTGAATATACAAGTATGTTGGGAATGGGTCTAGAGATAGAAGATGATATTTTGATTATGCATGAAGGAAAACTTGAAGCAAGTTTCGTTGCGTTTGCAAGTAGCTGGTCTGCTGGTGACAAACAAGGTAAAACACTCAGAGAGTTACATGAACCGATTGCAGACGGAGACAAGTTAAGAAATGCGAGTGACCGCATCATCAAAGCACTTACTGGAGA